AGGGGGAACGCCATTTTGGAAGAAAGCGTGAACCATGCGTTAATCGGAATATACAATTTTCGACCGCGGATAGACGGTTCAGCGCCGGCACTATTTGACGTACGATATGCATTCGGATACTGGTTCAGACGTGCACCCGAACAACCTGGATTGTATAATTCAGGGACATGACCGGTCATCTGGTTATATAATTCGCGCTTGGTTTTATCCATATCACGTTCTACAATCGCCATCAAGTTATTTCCGGTGAACCTTTGAAGGGTCATACCACCGACAGAAATCACGATTTCTTTAATCATTTGTGTCCCCAAATTTTCAATCCATCGGAATTCATACGGCGCCCACATATCTCCTGCAGTAGTCGGAGGGTTTATCGGACTCCATATTGTGGGAAGAGTGACGCATACATATGTATCCATAAGTAACTCTGCATATCGTGGCACATAAAACGTGAATTTGGATTCTTCAGATAAACGGAGTTTTTTCTGTCCGTCGAAATCAAGTCTAAACTTTTGAAGACCGAAATTCGTATATTTAAGATAAGTGCTCTTGAAGAATGATTTTTTGGGGTTACCGTTTAAAATAACGTTTTGATTGCCGGTCGCGACCAGGTTTAGTAATCCACCTGTCATTTAGTATTTGTAGTATCTCTTTGTTATATCTATTTGTAATATCTTTATATAAAATATATAACCTTATATACAAAATAAAGAGATACATATATCTCGTTTATCCATGTCGTTAATAAAATCCATTTCCATAGAAGTTATCTTTATTTCATTGATTATATTATTCATCGCAATATGGCAGGTATCGGGGTTAATACAATCGCGTAGTATTTCGCGCAATAATGAAATATATAAAATACGCGAAGGTCTACAGAATGAGGGGGCGGAGGCGACGGCGGCGGCAGCGGCGAAAAAGGACGATCCACTAGATAAAGCAATGTCTATTTTAAACAGTTCCGGTGAATCCTTTTTAAATAAACTACCGGATTTGACGTTATCTACAGAAGGGTTTACACCGAGCACAAGCGAGAATGAGATGACAATACACCAACGTCGTCAAGTGCGGACTGCATTGGACGGTGAACCCGCGCCGACGCCCGCGCCGACCCCCGCAGCGCCCGCAGCGCCCCCGACCGTAAGCAGTGTAAAGGAAGGTCTCGATAATCCCGACCAGGAATCCAAAAAAATGATAGACAATAAATTGACATCTATGAACCCACAAGATAGTCAAAGTCGATTCAAACTCCGAGATTATTACATCAAGTCCGCCTATAATGCGTTCAATCCAGATAAATTCAAGAATTCGACGGTGAGTATGGACGCGTGTCTCTATGTACTTGCACGAGGTTGCCGTGTAATTGATTTCGAGGTCTTTTCAGTAGAGAACCAACCCGTTATTGCGTCATCATCAGTGAATTCGTTTAATTATAAGGAGACATATAATCACATTCCTGTTTCAGAAGCGTTTGAAGTATTAGGCAGTTATGCATTCTCCGGTTCAAAATGCCCCAATCCCAACGATCCATTTATTATTCATATGCGCATTATGTCACGCAATGTCACGATGTACGACAATCTCGCGAAAATCATCTCGCAAAGCAAGACGATGGCGCGTAATCTACTGGGTCCAAAATACGGGCGCGAATACCATTCCAAGGATTTAGGTAATGAGGATGTAACTTCATTCATGGGGAAAATTATATTGATGGTGGATGGGACGAATGACGTATATCGCAATACGAAATTATTCGAGTTGATGAATATGAGTTCAAATTCGATGTTTCTCTCGAAATATACATTTTTCGGCGTGAAAAATGTTGGCGACCCTCAAGCATTTAAGGACGGGAATAAGAAGAATATGTGCCTTGTAGTTCCAGATAAAAGCGGTCGTCCACTCAACGATGGACATAACGGTCCATTTACGTGGGGGTGTCAAATAGTAACAATGTGCTTTCAAGAAGAGGCGCGTGACGAGAAATTGAAAGCTTACGAGGATAAATTCGCGTCGGTTGGTTATGGATTCATATTGAAACCAGAGGATTTACGGTATGTCCCGATTACGATTGCCCCTCCCGCACCACCCGATCCGAAATCGTCGATGGAGGCGAGACCGGCGCAAGCAGCCGGAGGGTTCAAATTCACGATGTAAAATATTATAATATATCATTATTATATCACTCTATTGTAAGTATAATAATGCCGGGGAAATATAAAGGTGCCGATAAAAATGCCGATAAAGACCAAACATATGAAGAAAAAGAATTAGAAATATTGCGTCAGGCCGTCGATGTTGTTGAAAACCGAAAAGGCGTTGAGGTTATGCGTGACCCCGAAGTAAAGAAGATCATATCGATTGTAGAGGATTTTATTGCCAAAAAGAAACTCGTTTGTTATGGCGGGACGGCTATCAACAATATCTTACCTGAAGACGCACAGTTTTACAATAAGGATATTGAATTGCCGGATTACGACTTTTATTCAGACAACGCACTTGACCACGCGAAGGAACTGGCCGATATTTATTATAAAGCCGGGTATGAAGATGTTGAGGCGAAATCCGGCGTCCATCATGGAACATATAAAGTCTTCGTGAATTTCACCGGGATCGCGGATATCACCCAAATGGAACCTGACCTGTTCAAGGCTATATCCAAGGACGCGATTGTTAAAAGTGACATACGGTATGCTCCGCCCGACTTTCTTCGGATGGCGATGTATTTAGAATTATCACGACCTGATGGCGATGTATCGCGATGGGAGAAGGTCCAGAAACGATTGACGCTTTTGAATACGCATTATCCTCTCAAAGGGTATCAATGTGATAAAATAGAGTATCAGCGGGGATTTGAAGGTGCGACGGATAAAAATACGGGGGAGATTAGTGTCTCGCGGACGCGGTCCAAGACGAGGTCGCGGTCACATGTCAAATCCGAATCCGCGTCCAAATCCGCGACCGTGAAAACCGGCGGCGGAATATTCAAAAGTGAAACCAGCGTAAAACGGAAGGCGATCACTCAAGTCAAACGTAAGTATCATACTCTGGCGGCGTATATGCGATATTTGTTTCATACAGTAAGTAAACACGAAGAAACTATCGGGGATTATACATATACGATTGAAGAAGACAAGGTTACTCATCGGTATACCTTAAATGTAAAATACGAGAGATTACTTCAAGACGATGATGAGTTTGTTATTTATTCCATGTCAGCAAGAGATATTAAAAAGGATGCACCATCGAAAAGGGGTCATCGAGGCGATGACGAGGACGAGGACGAGGACGACAGCGTAAGTGACGAGGACAGTTTAAGTGACGACAGTGTAAGTGACGACGACGACGACGACGACGAGGATTCCGAGTCCCGGTCCAAGTCCCGGTCCGCGTCCAAGTCTCGGTCCGCGTCCAAGTCTCGGTCCAAGTCCAAGTCCCGGTCATCCGACGCACATTATTCCGTAAGTAAATCCAATATTTCATATTCTACCAACCGAGAGATGCTTCTTCATCAAACAGATATCTATAATATTGTACGCAACGTATTTATCAAGAATCGCGCAGTATTTTTCGGCGGGTATGCGAATATCCTGTATTCCCGTTATATGCCAAAACAACAGCGACGTATCATCCATAAGATCCCCGATTTCGATATTCTCTCGGAAGATCCTCGTTCATTGTGCGAGGAGGTCGTCCGTGAATTAACGGCGCACAAATACACCGGCGTCAAATATACCAAGCATAAAGGTGTCGGTGAAGTCATATCTGAGCATTATGATATCCGCGTTGGTGAAGAAGTAATTGCATTCTTATACAAACCATTGGCTTGTCATAGTTATAATACAATACGGATTGACGGTGGTGGCGGTGAAGACGACGACTCATCAAAGAATGAGTCATCTAAGAGTCATACAATCCGTATTGCGACGATAGATACAATGTTGAGTTTTTATTTGGCATTTATTTATGCGGATAGAGTGTATTACGACATCAACCGTATTTTATGCATGTCCCAATTTCTGTTCGACGTCCAACAACATAACCGCCTCAAACAGACCGGATTATTACGGCGTTTCAGTATCAATTGTTATGGAAAGCAACCGACGTTGGAATCTATGCGATTTGAGAAGACGAAGAAATATGAAGAATTGAAGGATAAGCGGGATTCGCGGGAATATGAGGAGTGGTTCTTGCGGTATATTCCGTTGGAGAATTCTAAGACAAAGGCGACCGGGAAGAAGAAGAAGACGCAAAAGGTTGCTGTAACTAAGAAACGCGCCAAAGGGACGCGTCAACGCGATAAAAAGAAGGATGAATAGATATTTTATTTCTTGGTTCGAATACGTTTCTTGATTTTACGTGATTTATTTCTACGGGCTCTTGATTTATTTCTACGGGCTCTTGATTTGCTTCCGCCTACAGACAATAGGCGTGGACATACACCTCCAATTCGTTCGTTTAGTCGCTTCAGATAGTTTTTAACTTTTTTTATCATATCATTATTATAGTCGTCCATCGGTTGTCGTCCTAATATAACTAACAATTTATCAAAATATACCTTTGAATTAAATAACATATTGCGCGCTCGTTCTTGTAATTCTGGCTTACCACTATGATAAATTGTTAGTGATAAAAAAAAATACATCATTCCTATACTATATAAAATATTCGTATCATCGGGTTTACTCTCGAGTTCTTCTTTATAATATTTAATAGCCGGTTGAAATTGAGACGTAAGTAAAATTAATGATATTTTAATTCCATTTTTGATTATTTCAATATTTCCAAATCCAGAGTCTTTTTCAAACAACATATCTAGCGCTTGTTTTTGAGTCTCTGATTTATCATCATAATCATTATATTCCCACACTAAACCATCATCATAAGTCATGTTTAATTGTAAGTATGCACGTCGTATAGTCTCAATTTCCCGAGGTTCACTATTTATTGACCGAATAACGTGTTTAATTTCTCGAATTCCTTGTTCAAAAAACTGTTGCGCCATTAGTATACGTCTTAATGCGTCATCTTTATTGAGAAACATGTCAAGGTGTTCTGGTTTTAATTGTTTGGCTTTCAAACCTGATATATGCGCCATCCACAGTCCAGCTTCTTTATATCCATCGCCATTCAAATAAGATTCAGAATACAAATCATACGAATCATCAATATCACCGGCTTCGTACCTCTCATAAGCATCCGCACTGAGAAGTTCGAGACGCGTGATTCTTTGTTGTGGTGTTTCTTCGGCGTCAGCGTCATCTTCAAATTGAGGTGGTGGTGGTCTTTCTGTTAGTAGTTGATAACCGCCTTGACATGTCGCAGGTCTAGACGGAACTGAAGGTGGAATTAGTGGTTCATATATTCCTCTATCATGTGCGTTACCCTTAAAAAAAGACCCAAGAAATCTCGACATTATTACATTATCCCTATATAATAATTATACCTACCGCAAACCTTCACCCAATTTATTGAATATCTTCATAATCACGAAGAATGAACTTGCAAACATAGCACTAGTTCCGATAAGTCCGATCATTTTGAAGTTACCGTCTTCGCCGAATAAGGATGGCAGAAAATGAAGCAGTTGGGCGCGAAAAACAGGCATCTGAAAAATGAAATAAAGAACTCCGAGAAGTATCGGCATTTGAAGATCATAATAAATTGCCTCGAGACTATCAAGTTGGTTGGACTGGCGAGCGTTGGCGCGCACGATATTTTCCATAGATGTGTGTTCGCGGATATAGTCGCGTTCACCGCCCGCGCCACCGCCTCCGCCACCGCCTTCAAATGGCGGCACATAATTCGGTCTCGCCTGGTCGTCATGTGTAAATGAATTTGGATTCATCGGAATATCTCTCGTAGGTATCATTGTCATTCCATTCGCACTGGCGCGGTGGACGCCTTGAAGCACCTCATTCATTACATTTCCGGGGATTTGCTGTGAATGTTGCTGGTTTTGAAGCGATGGGTCGATATTTACATTTGGAGAGTAGATGAGTGGTGCTCCACCTCCGCCGCCGCCTCCGCCGTAATTTCCGCCTAAACCGGCCGTTTGACTACTTAAAGGCAAATCGTCAATACTCGTTGTATCGCTCATCGTGTAGATTCGGATGAATAATAAGAATAAGAATAATAATATATTTATAACAACATTGATATCATAAATATATTACGCGCATTACATTCCATTCCATTTCATTTCATTTGCACATCCCTTTTTGCTGCATCACACTTCACCGTTTTCGGTGTGTATTGATAACATTTGTCATCTAATTTATACGTGTCTTTCTCTAAATCCTTGAGTGGTGGAGCGCGAAAAGCAATACATGACCTGTCTTTACACGCCTTCCGAAATAGAGATGCGATACCTAAACCAAGTATAATAGATATAATCGTGCGTCCAGTTTCTGTATGGAGAAGTCGTTGAAACCCCATTCTTGTTATTGTATAAGTATTCTAATATATACAGCAGATATAAATTAGACTATGCGCATGCGTGCATGCATGTGTGCGACTCACTGAACAGGAATCTTCTTCACAGGACCTTTCGCCTTTGAACAACTCACCTCCTTTGCATCAAATGTGAAGCAGTTGTCGGCGTTATCTTTATATTGGAATTTATCAATATTATCGGGTGTCGGATAGACGTAAATGACCTTCGGTTTAGGAACCGAGATATATACATAAAATAATCCGACAGAAAGACTGATAAGGAAAATGGGAAAATTGATGTGATTAAATATATTCAACATTGCTATATTATACTGCGATAATAATCTTACGGCGCTGCTCCGGCAGGTCGTCCTCGTGCAGCGCCGCCACCGCCACCACCAGCAGCGCGAGGCGCAGCAACTACCCCCACCGGTTTCGTTATCACCCGATTATCTGCAATCCAATTCGGCATAATCACCGGCATGAATAACTCGTGGTGGCTATATCTCTTCTGTGATAAGTAAAACTCGGTGTCGTTATACATTTCAACCAATGCACCATTCGGATTTTCACATGTCTCTACTTGCGAATAAACGTATTTCGTCTCGCGCATCTTCAAGAACGCAGGTTCAATATCCTGCTGATAAAGCACAAGAATATCATCAATAATACTCCGGTTTTTCCATTCCGATTCCCGGAACTCGACCATATACGTCTTAATCTGCGCGATTTTCTCGGCAATAACACGTGTATGTGTATCTGTATCACGCTGGATGTCATCATTGTCAGTGACGCTTAAATAATATGTGCGAAACTCGGCATACATTTTCAATTGCTCCTGTAATTTATGTTGGACGATCTCGAATTGCTTGACAAGTTCATCTTCGCTTATAAAGCGGAATAGGAGATCCAACTTCATCCGGATGATTTCATCCTTCGTCGCGCGAACTTCTTCCAACGACTCATTCATCAATGACTCTAAACTGATATATTTACCGCGCGTGACTTCGATATGAAACCCGCATGGTTGAGATATATTCCCGCAAATCGCCTTTAATTTCCCGTCGGTTTCGGTGAAAATAGACCCCCCTTCTTGCTTGCACACAATACATGCAGGTTTGATAATTGCTAGACGTTTGGTCTTTTGTTGTGCGGACAAAGTGTTCCATTTGACGAGGGGGTCATTTATTAGTCGTTGCCGGCGTTTCTCAAGTGCGGAATTGTATTTTTCTTTCATCGAATAATAT